GAAATGAACGAGCCAATTGCCTGTCTGATCGACAGCGCAAACGAGGTCATTTATGTTCTTGGTTCTAAGAGTGCAGAGGGCAAGTTGGCGGCATATAACATTGCCAGCGGCAGCTTTGGCACGTTGCTTGACGTTATTACTTTGACTTCATGGGGGACAAACGAAAGCAATCCAAACTCCAGCTTCGGCGTCATGCGGTTTGACACAACAAATGACCTTTTGTGCATCACCGAAGGCCGAAATGGAGATGGCATCCATCTGGTGGATATATCGGACACCGCTAATCTAACCGACACTAGGATTGCGGGTCAAACAGCAATGACCGGCGGCAACATGGTTTCTAAGCCATCGTCAATAGATTTTGCAGATGGGTTTGCATATATTGCATCTGGCGAAGTTGACACTGACCCCGGCGTCAATGCGTTGATCGCCGTTGATATTTCTTCTGGCTTCACTGCAACTTCAACAGTTTCCTCCGCATTAACTGGAACCCAAATGGGTATTGGTAATAATGACAATATCGGACTAATCAAAGCCTTTTAACAATTCTAGGAGATAGAAGATGGCACTTGTAAAAATAGAAAGCGGCGCGGTTTCACAGTATCCGTACAGCATTGGAATGCTGCGGCGTGACAATAAAAATGTCTCGTTTCCAAAAGCAATTCCAGATGAGACTCTAGCACAGTTTGACGTTTACTCAGTCACAGTTGCAGATAAACCGGATTACGATGAAAGAACGCATCGGATTTCGCAATCTTCCACACCTACACTAACCGGCGGCTCTTGGGTCGTTGGATGGAACACTGAGGCAAAAACTGCGGATGAGGTTCAAGAATATGACGATGCAGCGGCTGCGTCTGTAAGAAAAGAGCGTGACAATTTGCTAGCGGCAAGCGACTGGGTTGTTATCATGCACACTGAAAAAGGCACAAATATTCCTGCAAGTTGGGAAATTTACCGCCAAGCGTTGCGTGACGTTACGAGCCAAGCTGGCTTTCCAAATAACGTGACTTATCCTACAAAACCATAAAGGATAGCCAATGCCTCTTATTCCACTTGATATTCCGAAAGGCGTTTATCGCAACGGCACTGACTTGATGTCTCAGGGCCGTTGGCGGGACGTAAATTTAGTGCGGTGGCATGAGGATGTCTTGCGTCCCATCGGCGGATGGCGGCAACGCGGCACTGTAGATTTCAATGGTGTCTCGCGTAAAATGATTGCGTGGAATGACAACAACGACGATGGCTGGCTGGCAGTGTCAACAAGCGACAAGCTGTACACCATGACCATTGGGAATTTGCAGTATAACATCACGCCATCCGACCTTGCTGAAGGCAGAGTTGATGCCAGTTTGAATACTGGATACGGCGGCGGCTCATATGGGCTTGAGGCATATGGCATTGAGCGCGAGCAGGACACGTCTATACTTAAAGCCACAACGTGGTCTTTAGACACTTGGGGCGAATATCTTGTGGCTCTCAGCCCAGACGATGGGCGTGTGTTTGAGTGGACGCTAGACGTTACGACAGGCAGCGAAGAGGTTACAAACGGATCGTTTGCTACTGACACCGACTGGACAAAGGGGACTGGCTGGACAATCTCTGGCGGCATTGCATCATTTAGCGGGTCAGCCATTGCTCAGCTTTCTCAGTCGCTAACCGGGATCACTGATGGCGACACTTATGAAATTACGTTCACTGCATCAAATGCGGCGGAGAACGAGGGTCGAGTGAAGGTGACTGGCTCCGGGACAGTCTTAAATAGTTTTATTTCCAACGGAGAAAACACCATAAGATTTAAGGCTAATGCTACAACACTAACTCTTGATTTTGAACCGGCTGCGGCAGTGGCAAGTGCTTTTGATATTGATGATGTTTCGGTCAAGCGTGTTCCAGTTGCAGAGCAAGTTGCAAACGCTCCAATTGACAACACCGCGATGTTTGTAACTGAAGAACGCTTTTTGGTTTGCCTTGGCGCTGGCGGAGATCAACGCAAAATACAGTGGTCGGATCGTGAAAATAACACAGTATGGACACCGGCAACCACAAACGAGGCTGGTGATTTCTTGCTGCAAACAGAGGGGACTATTCTTCGCGGGATTAAAACTCGCGGCCAGTCCTTAATCCTAACGACCCAAGATGCACACACGATGACATATCAAGGGCCACCCTTTGTCTACGGCGTTGAGCGTGTTGGCACTAGCTGCGGATTAATTGCGCCTAATGCTGTGGCGTCTGTGGACGCTGGGGTCATTTGGATGGGCCAGCGGGGCTTTTTCTTATACGCAGGTGGGCAGGTTCAAACTCTTAACTGTGAGGTCGGAGACTACGTCTTCAGTGAAATGAATTTAGACCAGATAAGCAAAGTTTCGTGCGTGGTGAATGCTGCGTGGAATGAAGTTTGGTGGTTCTACCCAAGCGATGGGTCACTTGAATGTGATCGTTATGTTGCATTCGATTATGCGGAAAATATTTGGACAACGGGCGAAATGGATCGCACCGCTGGTATTGATCGCGGCGCATTCAGGCTTCCACTGTTTATTTCATCTGGTGGCGAAGTTTATGAGCATGAGATCGGCTACACTTATGGCGGAAGCGCCCCGTTTGCTGAAACTGGCCCGATCAGTATTGGCGCTGGAGATAACATTATGAACGTAGTTCAGTTGATCCCCGACGAAAAAACTCAGGGTGACGTTACTGCAAAATTCAAAACGCGATACTACCCCAACGCATCCGAGGCCGAGTTCGGGCCGTACACCATGAGCGCACCTACATCTGTTCGCTTTCAGGGTCGGCAGGTAAGGATGCGAGTTGAGGGCAATGTATCAACAGATTGGCGCGTTGGCATCATGCGGATTGACGCGGTGCAGGGTGGTCGCAGATGAGAATATTGCCGCCAATATCTGCTGATTTAAGCAAGTGGGCAGAAAACATACGGCACTTTTTATCAAGGGCGCTTGACCAGCTTGGCATAAAGGATGGCGACAGTTCCGCTTCTGAGGACGGAATATTTCTGTGGGATAGGGTTGCTGGGTATCCCGTGGTCTCAAAAAATGGAGAGTGGCGGCAAGTTGTGCTTGAGGATGGAAATGCCAGCGGCGCAATTACAGCAGACCAAGTGGCTGGGTCTGCCGACACAGCTTACGCTTTGACGTACACTTTGTCCGTTTCTGAAGGCATTATTAGCGGGACACCGGCCACACGTTTAGTTTTTGAAGAAGCTGGAGAATACATGGTTAGTTTTTCTGCGCAGATTGCGTCCACTAGCTCTAGCACTGTGAACTTCTGGTTTTGGCCTCGCATAAACGGATCAGACGTTGCGGGTGCGTCGATGAAAAATGCGCTGCATCAAAATGGGTCTGTTTTGGTGGTTTCCCGCTCTGCAATATTTAATCTTGCGGCTGACGATTACTTGGAAGTTATGTGGGCTGTGGATAGCACTAGCGGCACTTTGCACTCAACTGCGGCAACGGCGTTTGCTCCAGCAGCGCCTTCGTCAACCATTGCGATAACGAGGCTGCATGGATAAAGAATTGGACAGATGCAAGCCTTGGATTGAGGCGGCTTTAAAAAGATCAGGCGGATTGAACACGTGGGATTTTGTGGTTGAAAAGATAGGTTCTGGCCACATGCAATTATGGCCATATCCAAAAGGGTGCATAGTTACTGAAATTGTGGTATATCCCAACACGAAAGCGTTAAATGTTTTTCTCGCTGGCGGAGAATTGGATGAGATTTTACATATGACCGAAAATGTGAAAGAATGGGCGAAATTAGAAGGATGTTCGTTTGCATCGTTTAACGGGCGTTTTGGATGGCAGAAACATTTAGAGAAGATTGGCTGGAAGCCTCGCTCTATAACAATGCACATGGAGTTTTAAAATGGGAACTAGTTCAACCCAAACCACAGCGGTTCCTGAATATATGGACCAAGCCAATCAAATGGTAGCGGGCCGCTTGAAGCAAATTATGGGAATGGGTGACCTTCCCTACATGGGGCCAGAGGTGGCTGCGGTTAACCCATATGAGGAGGCTTTGGCGCAAAATGTTGGCGGCATGGCATCTGCTTTTGGTTTGGCAGCGCCTGCTGGTATGGATATGAGTTCCATGCCTACAGTATCCCAAGGTGGTGTTAGTGGATATTCATCCTATCCAATTCGCGAAGCAGCACTGCGGCAACTCCAGCAGTCTCGCCCAGAACAGTATCAATACTTTTCTAACCTGACCCGCTTTGACCCTATTACTGGCGCGTTTAACAAAGATTACGAGGCTAACTTGCCCCAGATTATTAAAGCAGCCGCCGCTAACGGTGGTGGCGGCGGTAATGGCGGCTTCTATCCTGCGCCGTCATCTTCTGGCAACGGAAGCAATACAACTTTTTCCGGCGGCGGCGCTGATGGCGTTGGCAACTTTGGAACCTTTGGTGACTATTTAGGCGGCATCGGTGACGCTATAGGAATTACCAACTACGCTAGTCAGGCTGCTCCACAAGTAACTTCTGCGTCGTCATCTTCTAACAGCGGAAGCAATACAACTTATGAACCAAGTTACTCAAGCGAAGGCTTTTTGATATGATGACTGTATCCGCCTTCTTCAAGTTTAAGCGAGGATTTTAAAATGGGGTCTAGCTCTAATCAACCGACAGCGCAGGCAACGGATCCAGCACAGCCAGCCGCCCCAACCATGCCTCCAATGGCGTCTGGCGTGCCAATGGCCACTACTCCGGCTCAGCCCACGACATTTGCGCAGCCAGCCGCCCCAAACGTGTTTAGCCAAGCCGCGCAAAATGTAGGTCAGGCAGGTAGCATTTACGGGCAGCTTGGTCAGTTTCAAGCTCCTGACGTTCAGGCTCCAACCTTGGCAAGCGCAGGAAGCGTTGGCGCAGGGAGCTTGGCCAACGTAAATTACGACAAATACATGAACCCTTACACTCAGCAGGTAATTGAGCGCGGCGAGCAAGATATTGCGCGACAACGTGAGGGCGCACTAAATGCACTTGGCGCTCAAGCTACTGCGGCCAATGCGTTTGGCGGCGGTAGGTTTGGCTTGGCTGAAGGCGAAACATATGGGCAGTACGGTCGCATGGCCGGAGACTTGGCTGCACAGCAACGTCAGGCCGCTTTCCAAAATGCGCAGCAGGCTGCTGGGTCAGATATCTCTAATCAGCTTCAAGCGTCTCTGGCAAACCAGCAGGCACGTATGTCTCAAGCATCAACGCAGGCGAACCTTGCGCAGCAAGCGGCACTGGCCAATCAGCAAGC